AAAAGGTCGAGATTAAAATTGTAAAAAAGGATAAATAATATGCAGAAACCCGAAAAACTGCGATGTTTTTAAATAATATAAGAGAGGTGGTCGGGTGCATAACCTCTCATTCAATTTGTTGACTATAACATATCAACGACTCCACCAATTGTTTCAAAAGTGGAAGCAGCGCTTGGGAATATTTGCGTTGCCAACGGGCCCAAAACACCCATGATATCTTTAAGGATGCCACGAGATGCAAGTTGAGTGGATGAGACTCTGCCCATGCCCAAATCACCCTGTATCAAACCTGGCGGCATTCCTTTCATGATTTTCTGGATGGTGTTATGTTCTTTCACGTTGATCACTGCTTCGGCATCCTTTGGTGTGTTGGCGACTGCTGCCGCGGCAAGCACCGTGTCATCTGACAACAAAAATTCAAATGCGTGTGATGTTAACACTTGAACTTGCATTTGGCTTCCTTGAGCATGAATTACCGGTTCAAGGAAACTGTTATCATAGAAAACGGTGTCAGCCAAACTATTTTCATCAACGCCAAGTGTCAAGAAATTTGGTATCATGACACGTTGATTGATTCTACCATCGATTGGGATAGCAAAAACAATAACTTGACGAAACACGCAGGCTTTGGTTCCGGTTGCTTGTGGCGTCGCATTGCCTGCTGGCGCTGTGGCCGCAAGTTCCGATGTAATGTCGTTAAACAATACATTGTTTGGTCCTTGGCCGTACATGTTTCGATTGGGTGTTGATTGAAAATGGAATGATTGGTATTGCAGCGGTGCCATTGTTGCCGTTAGATCAATTTCACTCGTAACGGAGCAGTTGTATCCACCTGAACCTGAGTTGTAAAATTCAGGGTATTTGGCAACAAGCTGCGAAATAAAGGTATCAAAGATACGTTTATATTCTGCATTCGATTGATAGAATGAATAAGATGCTGCTTGGATACCACTTGCCATGCCGGTGAATGTTGTGTTGGCTGCGAAGCTGTAACTCAATGTGCCACTATCTAGTGGGCCTGGTAATCCGCCTGTAAGCACGAGTGTTTCGTATGCCTTTTTGAAACCACCATCCGGCCTCACGCCACCAGCATCGTTATTATTTGGATCAACTGGCAGCAATTGGCTATTGGCTGTTTTGCGTTGGCTGGTTGCAACCACTACGTCGGAGACATTTGCGATGATTGAGTCGATTTTGACGTTTGGATTAAAATCGGCTAAATCTTCGTTGTCAGTGATGCGAGCAATATTGTAGGTGCCATTTTTGAATATTTCTTGGCCTGACCATTGCATGCGCATCGAACTGCCAATCATGCGGAACTCACGGAAATCCTCTTTTGAGGTAACCACGAGATTGCCGTTGTTATCCACGACGAGATTCTTTTTGTTGCCTAACACATAGGTGTAGAAACCTTTGGGGCCTGCGACTTGATAGCTTTCCGCTCCGAAAATTTGCACGTTGCTGTCGTTTGAATATATTACGGCGCTTATTATGGGGCTTGACGCCAACAAAAATTTAAATTCGGTATCTGCGTATACAGTGAAGTTGCAGTCGAATTGCACTGGGTATTTGGGTGCCGATATATTATCAATGTTTAATCGAACCGCCCTTTGCCCAGATGTAGCCGCAGGGTCGAGTAACATCATCAATAACCTCTGTATCGCTGTCACTATACTCCGACCTGGCCTCAATGGGGCTGCTGTCCTCGACATTCGATTGGCGATGCTTGATGCTTTGCTCGTTTGCGCTGGTTGTGTTTGTGGTTTTTGTTGGTGCTGTGGCCGTTGCGGTTTTGGCGTTTGTTGCGGTCTCTGTGGTTTCGCTACGTTTTGTGGTTTGGCTTGTGGTCTGCATTTTGGGCATAGATGTGCCAAGGCTTTGCTGTTGAAAGGCGAGCCGCATTTTGTACAGATGATCTGCACTTGGTGCTTCTTTCGCGGTGCTCTTTTTGGTTTTGCCGTCTGAGTGTTCATAGCCGAGTTTATACATATAAAGGTGTAGTTTAAGTTAATAAAGTTTTGATTGTTTTAATAAATAATAATAATAATTTGTGATTTGGTTTATCAATTAGACTTGAGTTTTCCATTTTTATGTGCTAAATCACAAATTAAAAAGCTTTTAATGTTAAACATTCTACAATAAATTTTCTTTGGAATCTTGGGCGCATTTTATTATCATGCGTGCAAGCTTTGAGAAAATTTATTAAAGTAAAGATTTCTTCTGGTGAGATATTGTAGCCACGTTCTTGATAATGGTATGCAGCGATTTGAGCGCTAAGCGAAATTGTTTCATTTGATACGACGCTTAAGGCATCAGCAATGCTTAACTGTATTTCTCGCCAATCCTCTATGTGGGTATAAATTCTTGATGCAACTCTGCTAGCTCTTCTAACTACATCTGGAAAGAAGCCATGTGGTGTGATAATATTGGCTAAAAACTCACTGATATCTGGATGTTGAATTTTGATCTTATGGCCAAGAACATCAGTATATGCACGTTCATTAATTTTTCTAGGTTTACAAGTTGATGATAAAATATGAACATCATCACCTTTGAATGCTGCCAAATGTATTTTTCCAAAATCATAACACGCACCTGTTATTGCCATATTCGCTACTGTGTTCCACCATAAAGTGTACAATGCACCTGAGGTCATTTGCCATTTGAAATCAAATCTGATACGCGCGTTATTTTGTGTATCTAACGCATTTGCATGGTATGATGATCTCATATGTAACAACCAATCTACGGTTGCTTCTGGAAAGCCACAACGTTTATACACTATGGATTGTAGCACTGCCAAGCCTGGTCCTTGAGTGCAATCAAATTGTGTATGATCTGCGTCGGTTTTTACGATTGTTCGATCATTATATAGGTGCAAATATGGTTTGAACCAATGAGATAGATCTTTGTCTGAACGATCCAGTGCTAACAGCACATTGCTATTAACTGCATTACTAAACTCTCCTTCAAATGCATTTTCTATGCTGGCTAAAATGCAATTGAGCATTTTACTCCATGCTGACACACCTTGACCGACTTTGTTTGTTGTATCATAACCATCTTTTCTAATCTCTTTTGGTTGATTTTTAAGATGAAAGTTGATATTGCTTTGCATTGGTTCGTACCATTCCATGGCTAATTCACGATATGCTTTCATTGAATGACTATCTTCGGTGTAATCACGCGCAAGCAGTGTATCCAAACGTTGTTGTATAACGCTAATGCTTTCTTCAACTGATGCTGCTGAGATGTTTTTATCACTAATGCAATCAATCACTGATTTAATGTTATCTGGATTTTCACAAAACGAATCAATTGTATCAAAGATATCTTTATCAGATACTATGACGCTCTTAACATGTTCATCACTGTGCATCTTTGTTTTATCGTTGATTGCTATGAGATATCTACCCACCATGATTTTGTTTGGTGCTTCAATGATTTTCCTGCCTTCGAATTTAATCTTTTTAAACTCATCATCACTTAACGGTATTCTACTCTCGCGGGTATATCTTAGTTTCTCAGATGATCTTCTAATATCTTCCGCTCTTTTTCCATTAAGTGATATTTTTGTTTGTAAATTTTTGAGATAGTGTAGTGTGCTGTGATACAGAGTTGTACTTGTTTGCTGTTTCTGATTAAAGAATTCAACACTCACCCATTTACTTAATCCTTCCAAATATAAGTTTGCTGTTTGTTTCCGTTGCGCATTTGGTGCTGCCATATAACGTTCTAAAATACAATCTAAAGTTTGGCCTGTGCTTTTGCCGCACTGTTGCACTACAAACTGAGCGTTACACATTCGCGCACCTTGAATTTGCACGTCACGGGTCTCAATCGCTCTTTGATCTATCGACATTTTAAGGCCAGATTTATTTTCTCTAAGGATGTTTGTGACGTAAGATACAGTTACAATGCCAAAACCTTCATTCGTTGGCCTAAATATTTTTCTTAAAATATCTTCCACCGCTGTGATATCTACTTGCTCTTTAGTATAAACACGGAGTGGTTCTGCTGTATCACGTTCTTTTTCAGTTTGTTTAGTTGCGACATCGCTAGCTGATATAACCCCGGCAAATTCCATTGCACGTTCGACTGCAGTACCTGATGTGTGGTCGTTGATAACATGATCTCCATTGATTATCAACGTGCTGATGTTATTGTTTTGTCTTTTGTTAATGATTTGATGTTCATCAACCATCAACCTATCTGGCTCTTGCAAACCTCTAACTAAATCTTCTGGGTCAAATTTGCTCGCATGCACTGTTCTGATATCATAAACTGGGCTATCTGATTCAAACGTTGTTGGTTCGCATCTCGGCGGTTTTGCAACTGGATTCGGCACCATGTTAATTAATTTATGTAATTCATCTAAATATCGTTTAATTGAGTCGCTTTCAGTGAGCAAATAAATTTTTTGTTCTGATCTAGACAAAGCTACATAGATGTAACTATGGATATCACTTGTCAATGTAAATGCATCGTCACAATATATTGCGACGTTCTTATACGTTTTGCCTTGACTTTCTGCAGATGTTATTATCTGGTTATCTGGAAAAATCTTTGTAAGGTTTGTTTTCATATCCTGTGTGTGGCATATAATTACATAATCTTTGCAAACTGGTTTAAATTTGCTTGCGATATCACCTGATATGCCAACAATACGATTGTCACCGACGTTGTTCTTTGTACTGCAATTGAAACCACTGCTATTTAACAATGACGCCACTGCTGGTATTATTCTATAGCTAACTGTGTTATAGTTTGCCATATTAATTTTTATTTGTGGCATGCAATTTTCAAAATCTCTACAAGGTATTTGATATGGATCACCCATTGCAATGATTTGTGCATGTGGTTGCAAGTATTGATACAATCCAATAAATATAGGATTAGTGCTGTATATCTCGTCAATGACGACTTGTTTATATTTCCTACGCATCAGAAGTTTAAGTGCTTTGATGTATGTGATTGCCGCGTTACATGTCGTAGCATTAATATCTTCAACAATACGTCGATACGGTGCTATGATAATTGTACAAGCACTACAGCTGT